CATAGAGCAACTCTCATATACATATGTTGTGGTCTTTCAATTACCTTACCTTCAGGTGTTTTTAACAAATACATTTCTTGTAATGAACGCCAAGCAAAATAATCAAAATTGTAATCATTCTCGTGATTAATTACAGAATCAATATTTTCAGGACCATATAATTCAATAGTTTCCATTAACTTATCATTAATGACTCCATCAACGTGTAAGGTGTGCATTGTGTTACAAAAACTTGTATCAGTTTCTTTATGATAAGATGAAATAGCCACCGAAGACGCTAACCTTGAGTAGTCATGATGACTTCCGGTATAGGACGCAGCAATTTCATAAACTAATTTGTCCAATTCTTTTGTTGTAATAAATCCTTCAGTTGGTACTGAAGTAATTACTTTAATAAAAATCTCGTCTGAGTTAACATTTAACCCTTTAGACGCTCGTTTAACTCTATTGTAAATTTTTTGGGGGTTAAATGAAACCTCATCTCCCCCTCTTTTTTTAATTTTTAATGACATCATGTTTTTTTAATTAGAAATCGTCAGTGAATGTTAGTGATTCACCTAATTTAGCCTTTTGGTATTCCATTGTTCTTGATTCAAAAAAGTTTCCTTTAGTCTCAACAGCAATTTGTTCCATAAATTTGAATGGTTGTTCAACGTTGAATTGTTTTTTACATCCAAATTTAACTAATAGACCATCCGTTACAAATTCTAAATATTGTTTCATCAAATTAGAATTCATACCAATTAAAGATACAGGTAAAGATTCTGTAATAAATTCTTTTTCAATCTCTAAAGCAGATAATAAAATTTCTTTAATTCTTTTTTCACTTGGTTTATTCTCAACATGATTATTAATCAAATGAATAGCAAAATCACAATGTAAATTCTCATCTTTAAAGATAAGTGAATTGGCATTACATAAACCTTGCATGATTCCTCTTGATTTTAACCAAAAGATTGAACAGAATGAACCTGAAAAGAAGATACCTTCAACAGCTGCGAAAGCAACTAATCTTTCTTGGAATGAAGCATTTTCAATCCAATCAAGAGCCCATTTAGCTTTCTTTTGAACTGCAGGTAATCTGTCAATTGCATGGAAACATTCATCTTTTTCTGTCTCATCAGACACATAAGTGTCAATTAATAATGAATACATTAACGAGTGAATATTCTCCATCATAATTTGGAATCCGTAAAAGAACTTTGCTTCAGCGTACTGAACCTCTTTTAAGAAATTCTCGGCTAAGTTCTCATTTACAATACCATCAGATGCGGCAAAAAACGCCAATATATTTTTAAGAAAGTATCTCTCATTATCAGATAGGTTTTCCCAATCTCTAATATCGTTAGATAAATCCACTTCTTCCGCAGTCCAAAACGCTGCTTGGTGTTGTTTATAAAATTCCCATATATCATTATGTTCAATAGGGAATATGACAAATCTGTCATTATTTGGTTCTAATATTTTTTCTTTCATGTTTTAAATTAAATTTGTTGTTGACTCTGTTCTCTTTGTTTTCTTTTTTCCAATAGTTCTTTAACCCTATCTCTTTTTCTATCTTCTTGTTGTTCTTCGAATCCTAAGAATGTTACTGAACTTTCAGTATCAATCTCAAGTAATTCATTATTGAATTTACAATTCTCAAAAACAACCCCATCTTGACCTAAACGACTTTTAGTAATCGCAATAGTTGCAAGACCCATTTCTTTTTGTTGTAATGTTTTAGCCACAGAAATAATTACGTGACCAACCTGTGCCTTTTTAATTGACCCACCCATTTGGTCTGTAGTTACAACTTCAGATGAAATTGACGCTCTGTTACCTTGTGTTGCAGTCCACCCAACTAAATCAAGTTCGTGACACATTGCCTCAAAACCTCTCATTACAGACCCTTCAGCTTTCCACTCATCTTTACTACTTGATTCCGGTAATACACAATCAATATAATCCAATAAAACCATATCAATTTTAATTCCGTCAGCAATCATCTTTCTAACCTGATTCTTAATTTGACTCATAGTCATCGTGTCCGATGCTAACTTTTTCAAAACCAATCGATTTTGCATTGTCTCTTTAATCTCAGTAATTTTACTCATTACCTCTTCTTTATTTTGAACCAAATTATCCGGTTCAATACCAGTCCACATTGTGAAATGTTTTCTTTGTATGATTTTTGGATTGTCTTCAAAAAATATTTGAAGTACGTTATAACCAAGGTTAAACGCTGTGTTTGAAATTTTAGATAAGATGGTTGTCTTACCAACACCCGTTGGTGCTAATATAACCCCAATCTCACCTTTAGCTAAACCACCTTTAAGTAGTTTATCAATACCTTTAATCCCCATTGGAATTGGATGACGATAATCCTCATCAAGTACGGTATCTAAGTTAGCGAAGATATCTGTTTGACCTTTATCTATTTCCCCAACCTGTAATGCATCTCTCACAAGTCCTTCAACCTTATCATAAGACTCGAAATCACCTTGAGTAATAATCTTTTGAGCTTTGTCCATCGCCTTTTGAAGTTCTTGTTGTTTACAAAACTTCAAAGCTTTCTCCTGAACGAAAGTGGTCCCTTCAAAAGGTGCCTCCTTTACTTGTGTTAATGTGTCCAAAACAATCTTGGCAACCATCTCTTGGGAGATTTCAGACTTAACTATCTGCTCAAGAGTATCGAAATTAGGAGTAGATTCATATTTCTTGTGATACTCTTTTGTCATTTGTAAAATGATTTTAAAGTACTTGTTGTCGAAATAGATTGGCTCAATAACATCCATAATTGAAGATGAAAAGTCCTTATCTAATATAATCTGATTCAGTAATTGTAATTGAAATGTGTTCCCTAAATAATCGAAATTTTTGTTCATAAATTGTTTTAAAAGTTACCCTTGTATTATTAAATACTTACTTACTTAAGTCAAGTTCCAAATAATTGTAACTTAATTTTTTATCTGAAAAAATGTCAGTCAATCCTCGAAGTGTTTCCTTCAAGAAAGGTCTTACATCGACAGTATAACGAACTTTTGGTGGATAAAATTTTCCGTCAAAAATTCTATGACAAATTGTCTGTTCTCCTAATTTGATGATAATGTTAAACATTTCAGGTCCATCAGTGAACGATGTGTCCATAATACTTGGGTCATGAATAATAGAATCTTTATTGTCCATCATGTAGACTAAAGTTTTCATTTTCAAGTATTCTTGAAGTTCTTCTTTGAACTCAGCAACGAATTCATATAGTTCAACCGAACTTTTTGCTTTTGGGTTAAACCCTCTTACGTTAAAGAATCTTTGGACTACGATGTTATCGTTTAATGTCAATAAAAATTCCATCTTAGTACTTTCTTGCTCTCTCATAAATTTAATTTTTGTTTGTGTTTCGTTTTTCTTTTCTTGTTAATTTCATGAATGGTCTTAGGAAGTTTACCCAAGCTTCATCGTTTTTTGGAAGATATTTGAAGAGACCATCTTCCATCATAAGTCTCATTAAATTTTTATATCCCCTATCTGTCGGGTCAATAGTGTCTGTGATAATTTGGTCAACTAATTCTTTTCCATCGTCTGTTATTAAAGGGTTAGATAAATTAACTATTTTTTCGTTTGTAGTATAAAACTCTTCACCAATTATACCATTTTTTGTTTTACCAGTCAAAATATTTTCCAATACTTTTGATTTCTTTTCTTGCATGAGAATCCCCGCATTAACTCTTATTTCGTTAATAGTGCATGGTTTAACCAGCATATCCGGGAATAATTTAACCAAAGTTTTTTCACCTAAACCTTCAATTCCACTAATATTATCTGAACTATCTCCGGTAAGAATCTTACAAAGTAATACATTATAATGTGGTATCTGAACTTTATTTATGGTAATCATATCACCCTGTTTAAAGTATTGTTTTGCGTTTGGCGAGTAAATGGTTACCTTATCCGAAATAAGCTGTGTAAGGTCCTTATCTGACGAAAAAATGGTAATATCTTCGTTAGTTGCCTTTTGACAATAATAAGCAATCAAGTCATCCGCCTCGTTGTAAACCATCTCAACTTGTCTAACAAAGACTTCCTCAAGATATTCTTTAATACGAGCGTTTTGTTGTAGATATGATTCGTACTTAAACTCATTCATATCTTGTTTTCTATTTCCCTTATACTGTGGATAAAGTTCTTTCCGAGTGGATGAACTATGTTCGGCATCCCAAAACACAACTACCTTATCGTAGTTATGTTCCTCAAGGAATTTCCGAATTGTATTTATAAAGTGGTAAATAGCCCCTAAGTGACTTCCGTCATTGTATAGGTCTTTTACTCCGTGGAATCCAATTTTCATTAAGTTGGACCCGTCAATTAATAATGTCTTAATCACAATGGTGATTTAATGGTGAATAAACTAAGCTTCTTTTTCTTCTTTTAGGTCAAAATCACCATCAGTTCCGATGATGTCTTTCCAATATTCTGCGTATTCTTTTTTATATTTTTCAATATTAATTTTTTCTTCCGCAGTATCTTTTCCCGCAATGAATCCGTGTGGTGTAACAATAATTTTTCCATCATCATAACCTAATCCATTGATGTGATTTTTCATAACCGACACTTTTGTTCTTGAAGCAAACTTGATAGTTCTTTTGTCTTTAGTTGCAGTAATCTTTGTAGTTCCCGCCCCTTTTTGATTTCCAAATAAATAAACTAATGATGAGTTTAACCAAATCGCCTCACCACCTTTAGCTTTAATCTTTGGTTGTCCAAAAGGATTATCCGGTAATTCAACCCAAGGTTGATTAACAATGATTAAAGTGTTTTCATATTTTGAATCAGATTTACGAGAACCCGAGATTCTTTGATTGATACCCATACCAATCTTATCAGCTAATGTAGATGCATTGTGTTGTTTACCACCTTTACCTTCATAAGTCATTTTACAAGGTACAGAACCTACTGAATCCCACATAAAACATAAACTATAATCTAAGTTTCCTTTTTCTTGTTCGTCAAGTAAGTTATTGATATAGTCAGTAATTTGTTCAATGTAGTCAAAGTTATTATTGAATATGTAAAATCCATCCCAATCCAATTCACCTGTTTCCTCATCAACCACTTCCTCACAATCAAATCCCATTAATTTAGCGTGTTCAAATGACCATTTCTGTTCTGTAATAATAAACACAGGAAGAATACCTTTCTTTTGAGCATCTACCGCAGTTTTTACAAGAGCCGTTGTTTTACCTGTATCAGAGTGACCCAAGAACATATTAATATGTCCAATAGCTGGTCCCGGTAATCCAACCGCATCCAAGAAATCCGGACCTAAGTCAAAAAATCTTTGTGGTTTGTATTTTGCCGATACCGAGAATTTATCTTTAATTGATTTGAAATCGTTTTTCTTAATCGCCATTTTCTATTTTTTTAATGTGTGGTAATTTGTTTGATTTATTCCTATTGTATTTTGAAGAATCCTCCTCATATAGTACATTAATTTCTTCTTCATGAAAAGTAATTAACCTACTACTTATCACACCATCTTCATTAGTACCTTCATCCAACATTCCAAATAAAACACTATCACCAATTTGTTTACTTCTACCTGAGAAGTATGTTTTATCTTTTAGTTGACTTAGAATTTCATAAGATAACATTTTATTGTCTCTTAATTGTAAGTCAATTTCTTCTTTAAACGTCATATGATAATATTATTAAAACTTGGACACTTAGTTAGACAAGATGTCCAAGTTTAATTATTCTTTATTAGAAAGGTAAATCTTCGTCTACCTCATCGTTCGCTTGAGGGTCAACCGGTGTTGAACTTTGAGATTTTCCACCACCAAATGATTCTGTATTTACTGAATCACTTTCGTAAAGGTATCCACCTTTTTCAGAATCCCATCTTGGAGTTTCTCCACGAGCAATCGCTTCAAGGTATTCTACCGGTTTTTTAGAGTAAACGTCTAACCAAGTCAATTCGTCAGTAATCCACTCATTAGATTGAGCCGGGTCAGTATGTACAGGACCTTGGTCTTCATACATAATTGTAGATACGGTTGTATATTCTTTTCCTTTTGGAGTTTTCGCTTTAGTCAATTCAATGATTAAATCTCTACCGATTTGAGCGTCGGTAATATCTCCTTTATTTCTCCAAATTGGAATGATTTTATCTAAGATACCATCATTTTTGTAGTTGTGTTTGAATCTCCAAAATTTTGGTCCGTCTTCTTCTCTATCTCTATCGATAACTTTTACGATATAGAATTTACGAGAACGATACTGAGCAGCTAATTGTTTGTCTGATTCTTTTCCGGTTGAGATTAACTCTTCGTAAACCTCGTTTAAAGGTGAACGTTCGTTATCGTTTTTCCCCGGGTCGTAGAATTTTTGCCATTGTCCACCAACTTGAATCTCATGATACCAAGCCTCTTTAAATGGTGAAGAACCATCACTCGTAGGTAAGATTCTAACTCTTCTTTGTCCAGATTGCTCCTTATCACCTAAGATAAGTGCAAAATATTTTTTCATTCTTTCGTCTTGCGACATTTTTCCTTGGGCCCCGCCCCCTGATTGTTTTGAATTTTCGTACTGTGCCAATACGGCGTCTAATGAACTCATGTGTTATAAATTAAGATTAATTAAATTGTTCAACAAATATAGGTAATAAAACTAGTGAAGTCAAATAAAAAAAGGTGTCTGTTAAGACACCTTTGAATTTTTTGTTATCGTTTGAATGATGTTTTGTAGTCATCTTCTTGAGAACCAGGTTGGAATGAATTTTTAATATCATTCACATTAATATCTTCAACTTCGTCTGAAGTTAAAACATAATCATTTTTTCCTGTTTTCTCCATCTCTTCTTGTTTGTCATCGAAGAATTGTGAAAGTTTTTGGTTGAATGGATATGAATCGTAACTTCTCAACTCTAATTTTTCTTGAGGAGTTTTTTCACGATACTTCTCAATTTTATTTTCAAGTGAGTTTAATTTATTCATAACATTATCCATTTCTCCTAATTTAGCCTCTAAGTTAGACAATTGGTTAAACAAGTTTTCAAAATATTCTTCTTGTTTTGTTTCAATATTTTTTTGAGAATTAACTAAATCAGTTATTTCAAGTTCTTCAGATTCTTCACCTTCCGCACTTGTTTCTTCTGATTGTCCCTCATCGTCAATTTTTTCAACGTCAGGGTCATTGGCAACATCAATTGGTTGTGGTGCCCCTTCTCCCGGTGCTGGTGGTGGTACTGCTTCAGATGGTGCAGGTGCTGGTGGAACTTCTCCTCCCGGTGCCGGTGGTGGTGGAGTTAACGCCTCTAACCCAGCTGTTGGGTCTTCAGGAACTTCCGCCTCTTGTTCCATAATATACTTATTAATATTATGATATCTTGCTATTTCTTGTATTAATTTCTTGTCTAAACCCATTTTGATTATCCGTTTAATAATTGTTTAATTCCTCCTGCAGTCTCAACTCTAACTTTTCTATTAATAGTTGTTTGGTGTCCGGATCTTTCAATAAGACCATCTCTTTCTCTGATTGTGTAACAATCTCCTGTGTCTAAATCACAAACTTGTTGTGTTCCGTCACCGTTATCTGTTTGAGAAACTCTAGTCGATTTCCCAAGATAGTTGTCTAATGCTGATTTTATGTTCATAAAATTGTTTTTATTATAAATATATCGTTATGTTATAAAGTGAAAACATCACTTACTATGGTTTGAACTAAAACTTCACCACCAATCGGAGATGTATTACCATACGGTTTATATTGTACTTGTAATCTAAAATTCCCCAATTTATTAATATTAATTAAATTAGTGTATTTAGTTGAGGCACCTCCACTACCACCATAACTTGCAATTTCATATGTCTCAGCATATAAAACTCTATTATTAATAGCTTTTGGTTCGTCAAATGGTTCTTGAGTTGTTAATTGATATGTAATATATCCTCCATCCGGTTTTTTAATATTATAATAACTCCAACCATTTCCTTGTAACTCAGTAGACTCACCTATTTTAATGAACGCAATTTGTTGAGGTGGGAATGTTGGTAATGTTTGACTAGTTGGAACATTGTCAACAGGAACTTGAGGTTGATTTGGTAATGTATACCAAACTTTGAACGGGAATTGTTGCACCACAGGTTGTTCTTGTCCTTTATACGCTTTAAGAATAAACACAATATCTATTTGTGTTTTACCTTCAATTTTCGGTATATTATTTATAAAATAACTTTCAACATCTGTCAAGGTAATATTAAATTCGTTATTTGATACTTGTCCACCAACACCTTGTACACTTTGTGAAATATATTTTCGAGTTACCTTACCATTAACTTCTTCCAATTCATACACAACATATTTCATATCCGGATTAGGAGACATGATATATCCTGCCAATTGTGAATTTATTTTAACATTTAATGACTGAGTCTTACTAGCATTTAATTGAACTGCAGTACCAATCATAGTTAAAGGTCCTGTGTTTTGAGGGTTAGTATTTGGCGTCTCTGATTGAGTTGCATTTACAGTTTGATTTTGTGGGTTTTCATACCCACCCGGAGATGCAGCTGATGACGCAGTGATTGATGGGTCAAATGTATAATCATTAGTACTTGTTACGGTACCATTAGGCGTTACAATAACAATCTTACCTTTATTTACCACAGTACCCGTTCCAATTATTGGTGTGTTAAATCTCAATGTTGTATTATTAAATACCGTGAATCCTGTTGCAGGAACACTAACCCCATTAACAGTTATTGAGGTTGTACCATTAAAACTAACTCCATTAACTTGAACTATAGTTCCAGTATTACCTGATAAAGGAGAGAATGAAGTAATTGATGTTGGTGGACATGCTAATTGTGAGGTAACCGCCGCAGTATTTGGAACACCATTTGTAGTACCTTGACTTTCAACTTTATTAATAATATTTTTTAAATCCTCAACAATCGCTTTAGTTGCAACACCTACACTAAGTGCCGAGGTTAACGCTTTATCAAATGTTTCTTTAGTTTCAGTATATTCTTTAGTATGTGAATCATAAGTTGCTTCACTAACATTTTTAACCGGCCAATAACAAGCATAATATTTAACAAGACCTAAGGTCAATACTTGTGGAACTCTTTCCTGTAATCTAGCGGTCATAAACGATACAAACGTATCAACTGATGCAAAATTGGCAACAGGTGTTGTTCCTTTAGTTGACGCATTTGGATTAAGATTTACACAAGAATATGTACTAAGGAATGTGCCGTCAATTTGACCGTAATCAACATTTAATGGAGCGGTCGCAAAGTTATAATTCCAACCATTAAACACACCTAATTTACTATTACTATCTTTTTGGAAAGTTCTAAGATACGCAATACAATAAATAATTGTTGCTAACTCAGGGTTATTTGGCATAACTCGTTTAAGAACATCAGCAAATTCTTTTTCAGTCATTTTGGTAAGAACCGCATTAGTTGCCTGATATTTTTTAGACAAATAAATTGGAAGTACCTGACTTTCGCATTCATTTGGTGCACCTTTTGTATTATTCGCAGATTGAACAGTATTATTGGTTTTATTAGATTCGGTTGACGCACTTAATACGTTAATAGTATCTTTTTTAATTTTAAGAAGTTCCTCAACTTTTGTTAATAAATTTTGATTAATACTTTGAATAAAACTATCAATTGCAGGTAAATCATACACTCCTTGTCTAATACCCTCAAATTGAGTTTGGAATTGTCCAGGCTGTATTGAATGCGAAACTTGCTGTATCATATATGGACCATTAAACATTGGAACGTGTCTTAAATTAAAATACATCGTTGGTTGTAATAAAGCATTTCCTAAACAAACAACAGAACATTTATAACTTCTTTGTTTATAAAGATTATACAAACCCGCATTTTGTGTTGCAACATTTTTACCTGAAGCTTGGTCAACCATATTTATCTGTGTTGCAATTGATTCAGAAGTTGCAGTACCATTATCTTGAGAAACAGAGAACGAGTAAAATACATTTTGATTTCTTACTCCAATATCAACGGTAAACCCAACACATTTATTTGAAACCCCCCAATCTTTTTTACCAACTTGATTTTCAATCAAAGGATTTTCAGAGGCACGACTCATATTAAATCCATCATCTCTAAATCTAAAATTACCTTTTGGTAAATCTAAATATTGAGATGGTTTCCCAACATAAAAACAAACCATTTTAGAACTTGATTTTCGATAATCAACATCTAAAAATGTTCCCCATAAACTATTGGCAAACTCTAATGACCCTTCAGCTCTATTTGGTATTGTTGTACCATCAACATCCTGAACATTATAAAAATTAATGTAAGCAGGTAGGTTCATTACAGTAAAATTATTCTTAATCAATAATCCACTAATAAACGTATAAACACTCATGGTTTCGTTTAAAGATTTCTCACTAAACATACTCCTCATCTCAAAAACATCCAATAAGATAGTATCACCAATATTTCTTGACGCTCTATCCAAAAATAAGATATCTTCAAATAATGTTTTAGTTTTGTAATCTCCACCCGCAATCCATTTATCATTTAATGCTTTGAATACCTCGTAATTCTCAACTTTACTTTGTTGTCCATCAATAACACTTTGAATGGTTTTTTCAGGTAATTGTTGTTGGTCCGGTAAATCTCTTCTAACACCATCTAAAACAAGATTTAAAAAATTATCTTGTAACACACTCTCACTAGTTAGGTATTGGTTAATTTGAGCTTGGAACTGAGCAACTGTTGTAGTCGGATTTTTCAACTTCTGAGTTGCGTACATTTTAATAATTGGTGCCAATAATACAACATTCTCAACTGAGAATAAAATATTATTATCAATAAAGAAATCTGTAATATATGAACCTGTACTACTATATCTAACATTATTTATCGTTGAGAACCCAACTTCGGTTTCAAGAGCAATCCAAGCATTTGGATTTAACGATTGAGACTGGCTAAGACTTAATGTACTTGTTTTAGTCGGTAATGTGTTTTTTACATATGGTTGGAATTGAATTGGGTCAACAACTTTTTGCGCGTTATTATGTGAAAGATATGAATCAAAAATTCTTCTTTTATAATTTGACGGATTACCATATCTAAATAAGATATCATAATTCATAAAATCTTTAATACCCGCTTGGAAAATATTATATTGAACATCAATGATTTTAGAAAAATATTCAGGGTCCAAAACACCATTTCCTTGAGCAGGTACCGTCATTAAATTTCTAAATAATGATTGGAAATTTCTAAATGTTGCATTAACTTGAACTACCGATGTTTCAAACTGAGAAACTTCCGCACCTGTTGAACTATTAGTAATTGGTTTACTAAAATTTAAAAACTCCTGTTCAAATGAATCTAATATTTTTTTATCAAAAACTGAAAATATCTCTTCAATTTTAGTGTAATTATCTCCATTCAAAAAGTATAATGGAGATTGTGTTTCACCACTATTAATTAAATTAATATAAGAATCCGGTTGAGGGTATGCAATTTGATTAGCATCGAAATATCCATAGTTAGGCGCTGACCATAAAGTTCTAACCGAACCATTATAAACACTAGGGTTTGATGTTAAATCAACTTTAGTATTGTTACCTGTTGTTAAATCACCAATACAAGCAACCTCAGATTGATTTAAAGTGTTACCAAATGACGGAACTACAAAATAGTCGGTACCCTTAGTATTATTAACAGGATTACAATTAACTTCAGGATAATAATTACTACTACTAAGTAAAACCGAATATGTTTTAACACTTAATGATTTACCGTTTTGGTTTGCATCTATATTAGAGTCTTTATAGTTGAACAATTTCATTCCACCATCCACACTTTTTTGAATTTCAGCATTAGTGTAATCATCATACAATTCAAATCCATTATAGAAAACGTTGAAGTCATTAATTACTTTAGGATAAAATCCAATATTCATGTTCGCAGTAATCGGTGTCTCTTCTTGTAATGTTATTGAAATAGGGGTACTATTATA